GTCATTACTGTGTTGAAATAGATTATTACTCACAAGGTAATATGAATATTCTTGTGAAAATTTTGCGATGGTGTCATCCCATTTTAGTGGCGGAGAATCATGACGTGCTCTATAAGCATTTATGTAGTCTGTAATTTCTTCTTTTTGTTGTTGAGTTATGATTGGTTGTTCAATTGACATTTGATATACATTTAATCTACATTATATCATGCTAAATAATATTATTTCGGTATTTATTGTTACCATTTATGGTAAGTATATATACAATTGTAGAAATCTGAATACAATTTTTACAATTAACTATTTGTAAAAATTGATTTTAACGAATATAATAATCAACCCACAATAATCTAATCAAATATACGAATATGGACCTTGTCCACGCCGATGATTACGCAAATTTCTTAGATATAGATGATAATGATATATTTATACGAAAATACTCAGATGATAACGTAGCTATATATAATAAACGATTATCACCATCTCCTGACATTACAATCATTCCCAATTCATATAAACCAATACATAAATATCCTATGCATATCCCTATCATATCTTCATATGCGAGTGTTAAAATATTATACTTCTTATTTATAATCGTAATAATATACGTTATTGTGTATTATCTATTCGGCACCGTTAATGTAATTGTATAGTAGCGTATCAGGATTATGATTATGTATTTCTCCACATACTAATGATAAACATTCATACATTTGACGTAAAACATCGTTCGGTGTTATCGAACCAACCTTAATTAACCCATGTTTTATTAGATGTTTTTTTACTTCTTGTATAGGAGTTTGTTTTAGTAGCTGTTTTTTCGTTGAAACCCGATTCCGTATTGTTTTGTTTGAAACAAGTACAGAAACCTTAGGAGCTACTTGCGACCTTCCCACTTTATAAGTCCGTCGTAAAGTTTTACGTCTTTTTATTTGTTTCGGTTTATTATTTGATAATTTCTTCAATATATCATTCCTTTGTTTTATTTCACTCATTCGTTTCATACCATCATTTATTTGTTTTTCTATGTTACTTGTTTGCGTAATGTTATTCGGTTGATTTACTATATTAGGTAATGGTTGAGAAGGTGTATTATTAACACTTGGTATAGTTGAATCCAATTGTATATTACCACCAACTTGAATTGGAGGACGATTACTTTGAGTTTTATTCAAATAATTTCTATATGTTGGTAAATTCCCATTCTTTAAACATCCATACTTAGGTACAATTGTACTGTTAATGGGCGTAATTTGACTATAACTTTCAGTAGGACGCAAAGTAGTAGGTTCTATCGTCGGATATCTTCTTAATGTGGTATTTTTTGGAACATTATTATCATGTTTTTTTACTAATCGTTCCAAATATGCGCGAGATGAGTTATCAAAATCAGTATTAAATTTACTAATATTTTCACTATGATTTACTTGTTTTTGGGATACAGTTTCAGGTTGATGATTATTTGTATGTAATCTTTTATATCTATCTTCTTGTTGTTTTCGAATCATATTTAATAAAGATTGTTTTCTCAATGTTTGTTGTTTTCTATTTACTGGATTTTTTACGCGTATTTTATCCTTGGTGTTTTGCTTTGGTTGAGATTTTTTTGTTTTATTATTAGAAAATGAGAAATCATCCATGTTTATAGATAATATTTTCTTATCACTCATATGTATTTCTTTTAGTATAATTACTAATACGAAAAGAAATATCCAGTCACAACTAATATTATTATTTTCCTAAAATAAGGTATATTACACATACAATGACGAAATAAATAAGTTATCTTTAGTTTCCTTATTTACTAACATAAGAGCTAATCCTGAATCCATATCATTTTTTGTAATTTTTTTACGAATATCCTTGTGTTTACCATATATACGACGACTATGACATATTTTTACATAGGTTAATAATATTTCTACGTCTCTTCCATAGCTTTTAAGATGTTCTTTATTTGTATGAAACCATTTTTCACTTAAAACGTTGTCATCTACAAATTGCCACTCTGTTAATTCTACTTTTTGTTTAAATATTTGCATCAATTCTTTTGGTGTATATGTATCTATCGAAAAACGCCATATAAATCGTGACTTTAATCCTTGATTTGCTTTAAAAAACGTATTGTTTAATTCATCTTCATATCCCGCAATAATCACCATTAAGTCATCTTTATGGTCGCTAAGTGATTCACATAAAATATCTAAACATTCCTTTGAAAATGAATCATTTTGTTCTCGACTTGCCAATGAATATGCTTCATCAATAAATAAAACACCTCCTAAACTTTCATCTATTATTTTCTTTGTCTTGATTGCGGTTTGACCCAAATATCCAGCTATTAAATCATTACGAGTAACTTTATTAAAAATATTCTTTTTTAAAATACCCATTTTAGAATACATAGTCCCGATTATTTTCGCTATTTCAGTTTTACCTGTACCGGGGGGTCCATAAATAACAGTATGTTTATAGTCCCCGCCTGAATTATTCTTATGTAAACCCTGTATAAAATATAATAGTTGGTCTAATATGGACTGTTTTAGTTTTGATAACCCTATCATTTCATCTAACATGATTAATTCCTTTTTGATTTTATGTAAAGATTCCAAATCAATATTATATTCCGTATCATCTTTGTATTCATATTTATTCAATAGGTCAATCACATCTTTTATCGTGTTTATTTCAATATCTATTGTTTCTTCTTTAGTTTTTTCGGTAAACTCTTCGGGTATCGTAGTGTAGTCATTTAAAGATATATCTGGCATATTTGGAACAATCTGCTCTCTATTTCGAAGCGGTTTCATTGAAAAAAAAGGATTAGTATATGTAAGATTTGTTATAGGTGTGTAATCACAGTTTATTCTCGGAACATTCTTTATATTTGTATTGTTGTAATTATTTCGTATAAACCGTCGCAATACTTCATATTCCCCTGTAACAATGCTTTCATTCGTCGAATAATTATCAAGGAAGTTTATAAAAGTTGTATATTTATTCTCAGTCATTTACATAATATAAATTCAAACATCTATATTCTTTCTAAAAAATTGAATTAGCAACAAGTAAATTAATCTATGTAATTTCAGTAACAATGAAGTACGATTGTAAATCAACCATATCTTCAAATAACCCACTATCTATTCCAATCGATAAAATGTCTTCGTCTACTTACTCTGATGAAAGTGACAGTATCAAGGCAATTATTGATGCCGAAACTAAACAAATTGATGACAAAATTAATAAGATGGTCTCCGCAATACGCCCAGATGAAACTATATTATTAGACCATCTTGGAGATTATACAGAAGAACCATATAATCTGATTGAATCATATTTTGACGGAAAACATCTTGAACGTTTAGTTAGACATCAATTAGAATCATATAATAATTTTGTAAATTATCAAATACAAAAAACAATACAAATGTTTAATCCGGTTATCGTCCGTTCCGAAAATGACTACAATGAAAGCAAGGATAAGTATTTTCTTGAAGTATTCATCAATTTTACTAACTTTAAACTTTATCCTCCACAAATTCATGAAAATAATGGGGCTACTAAAACAATGTTACCCCAAGAGGCAAAACTCCGTAATTTTACATATGCGTCAACGATGACAGTTGATATTAATATCAAATATGTAATACGTAATACAGAAAATATGGATACACCTAAGACTGTTGAAAAGACTATTCCAAAGATAAACATTGGTAAATTGCCTATTATGCTTAAGTCTTCCATTTGCGTCCTTACCCAAAATCCTCATATTAGTCATCAACAATCAGGAGAATGTTCTATGGATTGTGGAGGTTACTTTATTATTAAAGGTTCAGAAAAAACCGTATTAGGACAAGAACGAGCTGCGGAAAATAGAATATATTGTTTCGACGGTAAAAATACTACAAAATGGAGTTGGATAGCTGAAATTAAATCAGTACCCGACTTTAAATGTATTTCACCCAAACAAATTGAAATGATGATTGCCAGCAAAAATAATGGTTTTGGTAATGGTATCTACCTGTCTATCCCACGTATTAAACAGCCGATTGAATTATTCGTAATATTCCGTGCTCTTGGAGTTATGACAGACAAAGATATTTGTAATCATATATGTCTTGATATAGATGACAAAAACACAAATGAATTATTGCGATTTCTACAGGCATCTGTAATTGACGGCAATAAGTATATGACACAAGAAAGTGCAATGGCACATATCACTACATATGCGGCGTATACACCATTGAATATGGACAAGGAAACCGGTCAACGTAAAAAGCAAGAATTCACAAAGGAAGTATTAGATTCTGATTTATTTCCACACTGTCAAACTGTAAAACAAAAAATATATTTACTTGGTTATATGGCACAAAAGCTGATTAAGACAAGTCTTGGTATTTTCAAAGAAGACGACCGTGATTCATATACAAATAAACGAATTGAATTAACGGGAACGTTATTAAATAATTTATTCAGAAATTACTTCAATAAACTTGTAAAAGAAATGCAAAAGCAAATTGTTCGTGAAATTAATAATGGTTCATGGCGTTCCATGGATGATTATCAGAGTATCATTAATGCCACAAATATTTACAAAATTATGAAGTCTACCACAATTGAAAATGGAATTAACCGAGCACTATCTACTGGTGATTTTAGTATTAAACAGTCTAATAGCAGTAAAGTAGGTGTAGCACAAGTATTGAATAGACTTACGTATGTATCAAGTTTAAGTCATTTGCGTAGAATTAATACACCTCTTGAAAAAAGTGGCGAATTAATTGCCCCCAGAAAATTACATAATACAACATGGGGGTTTTTATGTCCGGCAGAAACACCAGAAGGTCAATCTATTGGTATTGTTAAAAACATTAGTTATATGGCACATATAACTATACCTACAAGTAGTACATCACTCTATGAATATGTTGAACCATATATAAAATCTGTGAATGATAATAGTCCTAAAGATATGCATGGAAAGGTTAAAGTATTCATTAATGGTTGTTGGGTTGGAATTGCTATTGACCCTATCACATTATACAATGACATGAAAGACAAAAAATATAAAGGAATTATTAATATTTACACGTCTATTATATTCAATTATAATACTCTTGAAATTCGTATATGTAATGATAGTGGAAGACTAACACGACCTGTATTAAGAGTAAAAAATAACAGAGCTATGATTACGTCAGATATTATAGATAAAATCACATCTAAAGAATTATCTTGGAATGATTTATTGACTAACTGCAAGTTGGATGAATCGGTGATTGAATATATTGACCCAGAAGAACAAAACTTCTCTATGATCGCAATGAAAAGTAAAAACCATTATCTACAGGACATTAATGCGTATTTTCAATATACACACTGTGAAATACATCCCAGTACAATCTTCGGAGTATTGGCTTCATGTGTACCTTATCCAGAACATAATCAAGCTCCGAGAAACACATACCAATGCGCAATGGGTAAGCAAGCCATGGGTGTATATGCTACAAACTACGACCAGCGTATGGATAAAACCGCATATGTATTAAACTATCCTACTCGCCCATTAGTCGATACACGCCTCATGAACTTCATCCATCTTAATCAAATTCCATCTGGAACACAGATTCATGTCGCAATTATGACACATACTGGTTATAATCAAGAAGATAGTGTATTAATTAACAAGGGGTCTCTTGATAGAGGGTTATTCTTGGCTACTATTTACCATACAGAAAAAGATGAAGATAAGAATATTATTCGAGATGAGATTATTCGTTGTCAACCCGACCCTGCGAAAACCAAGGGTATCAAATTTGGAAATTATAGTAAACTAAACGCGAATGGATTTATCCCTGAAAATGAATTAGTTGAAAACCGAGATGTAATTATTGCTAAGACTGTACCAATTAAGGAAAATCGTAATGACCCTATGAAAACAATTAAATATGAAGACCAAAGTAAAACTTTCAGAACCACTGAAGAAACATACATTGATAAAAATTATACCGGACGAAATGGAGATGGTTACAATTTCGCAAAAGTTAGAGTGCGAGCCCTTAGAAAACCGGTTCTTGGTGATAAATTCAGTTCAAGGCACGGACAGAAAGGTACGGTTGGTAATATTATTCCAGAGTGCGATATGCCATTCACTAAAGACGGTCACAAACCCGATATTATTATTAATCCACATGCTATTCCATCCAGAATGACTATCGGACAACTAAAAGAAACTTTACTTGGAAAAGTACTATTAGAGCTTGGTATGTTTGGAGATGGCACCAGTTTCGGTAATCTTGACGTAGCCACGATAGCTAAGGAACTACAAAATCTCGGATATGAAAGTTATGGCAATGAACTGTTATATAATGGTCTAACTGGAGAACAGCTCGAAACCAGTATTTATATTGGTCCAGTATTTTATCAGAGACTAAAGCATATGGTTACAGATAAACAACATAGTCGTTCTATAGGTCCTATGGTAAATCTAACAAGACAACCTGCTGAAGGTAGAAGTCGTGATGGTGGATTTAGAATAGGAGAAATGGAAAGAGATGTTATGATAGCACATGGTATTTCTCGTTTCTGTAGAGAAAGGATGTATGATGTTTCGGATAAATATAGCACACATGTTTGTAATAAATGCGGTATGATTGCGGCTTTTAATGATGGAAAGAAAAACAGAATGTATGATACTTCGGACTTTAGCGTACATTCATGTAAAACGTGTGATAATCATTCTGACTTTTCAAAAGTAGATATGCCATACGCATATAAACTAATGTCACAAGAATTACAAACTATTAATGTTGTACCAAGACTTATTACCGAATAAACATTTTACACATTTGAATATTATATAATAAAAATAAATATTTTTTTACTATACGGATTATCCTAACGAACATTATATTAGTTTGGAAAATTAGAACTTACAGTCGTACAATTGCCTTTATCAAAAACCGCACTATATTGAACTTCTGATGGCATAGTTCTGGATGAGTTACTATATGTAAATACCCAAGATAAAGAGGCTTCAGTAGCACCACTCTTAATACAATCATATATTACCTTTTCAAATTGTGCGTATGCACCCCGATTAATAGATAATTCTTGAGGAAATATATTAATCGGTTGATTGCCATAACCACCAAGTCGGTTTGCCATAATATGACCGGCATCACAATTTTTTGAACCATCATCTTCCATTATACGAGAATATTTTTGAGTACAGTCAGTTGTGTCACTTCCATTGTCAAGTGAATCTATTGTTACAATACCTTCTGCTGATGATATAACTGGAACATCATTTTGTTGAATATATGTGTAATGAATAGTTGAACCACCATTTCCCATTACTAAAGTATTGATACCAATTACCGGACATTGTACCGTCGTACATATACAAGAACTTGTATTACTTGCTACTGGTAAAATAGAAGACAATGATATAATACCTATTGCGAACAAAGATGCTAATTGAAACATTATACCATATACGGATAAATTTTGATTAGTAAACAATATATTACCGAACAAATTACTTAAATATTAGTTTTGTAAATAACATATATAATCCTTTTCTTATGGAAGATAAGTACATTCAAAAATTAATAGATATTCATAATGGTCTTTCTTTTACAGATAAGACACAACTTAATATGGAGTTGCCCGAACAACTTATGGCAGTAAAGCATATTACTCCTGATAGCGTTGTTTTAGAATTGGGTGGTTCAATTGGTAGAAATTCGTGTATAATAAACAGCATATTAGATACCAAAACAAACCATGTTGTTATTGAACCATCTACCAAAGAATTATCAATATTACAAGAAAACCGAGATTCTAATCATTTTGGATTTTTTATTGAGAATTCAGCTATATCAAGTGTTCCATTATATTCATTGCATTGGAATACATATCCAACTCAGATACCTGGTTCTATTGAAGTAAATACAATTGGATACAATGACGTTCTTGAAAAATACAAGCTTAAATTTAACACATTAGTCATTGATAATGAAGGACATTTTGTAGGTATGTTAAAGGATTTTCCTACTATTTTAGACGGTATCAAGTTGCTTATCATCGAACACGATTTTAATACGGAAGATGACCTATGTTATTTTAAGAAAACATTAACTCAATCAGGATTTACTATGAAAGACATGTTTCTTAAGAATGAACGATATGGTCCTGGAATGAACTGGTCTGATGGATTAACCACTGACCCTGTTTTTGTTTCTGTTTGGAAGAAATAATTTGTATTGGGTTTATTTTCGTATAGTTTTGTATCCACATAATACAAAACTATAAATGTTCGACGATGATGATTTACCTCGGGTTGAAGATGGAACTAATATTAATGATTCACGACTTCCGAATGAATTTAACGGTATATCGTTCTCAAACTATAAAAAATTAAAAGTCAGAAATAATTTTATTGAAAATATGATTAAAGGCAAAATAGAACCAGCATGTTATTGGTGTTGTGAATTAATATGTGCCGGTCATTTCATGGACGTTTGGGAAAATATACTTCACTATGCTGGAAAACACTTACATATAGGAAATCCTAAAATCATTATTTATCTTGAAAAAC